GCAAGCTCATCTCACTCCCCCCCCCCCCCCCCCAAGCACGGGAACCAGCGCGACGGGTTTTCCGGTTCCATCGGCGAACCCAAGTTCCACCGCGAGCATGTCGGCCCCGTCCTCGTAGGCTTGCGACAGCCCTTCGTGGAAGTTGCGCGACGCATCGTCCAGTCCTCGGCGTGCGCCACAGCTTTCCTCATGCTCGGCGGCCGACTTCCGCAGAAGCGACTCGACCCCCTTCACCCGTTCCTCCATCCCCCGCAACCGCTCGTAATCGGCTATGAAGGCGCGCAATTCGCCACAGGTGACCGGCCACGCATCGGCAGAGTCCGGCAGGAGCGTGCCGTCGTAGTCCGCAGTTGCAGCCCGCAGGCGTTCGATGTCGGTCATGGGCGGCTCCACAGATAGGCGGCGTAGGCGAGGTGGTACAGGCCGAGGACGAGGAGCGCCCAATGCCATGCAGGACGATTGCGCAAGAGGGTCATGGGCGGTCCTTAAGGGCGGCGTCGATGGCGCGGTCGAGTTCTTCGTTCCGCAGCAGAAAGAAGTAATGTTCGGAGTCGTCGAATGGCTTGCCATTGCCATCGCGCAAGCACGGCTCGTCGTTGTCGCCTTGCCGCAGCCACCTATATCTAGCCGCATCCCGCCCATCCCGCTCCCGCTGGGCCGCGAGTTGGGATTTGAGGGCGGCGATTTGACGTTCCGCCGCCTCCGCTCGCGCCTTCCACCGGAGTGCGTCCGGATTTTCGTCAGTCCACTCAAGCGCCATTGCCTTCCCCCTGGTCCTGCGCGGCGGCCGAGAGTGCATAGGCGCGCGAGCACTTCTCGCGATCCGCGCAATAGCGCCGCTGGTCGTCGGTATGGCATCGGCAGATGAGGGCTGCCCCGCAATTCCAGCACTCGTCGTTGCAGTTGAGGCGATTCGACTTGCCGCACTTGGCACAGTCATCCACCCCCACCGCGCTGACGGGAGCGGCGCGTTCGCGTTCTTCGATTCGCTGCATGGCAGCTACCAGATCGCGCTTGTCCTGTTCGGTCCACGGCTTGATCGGCTGACCTGTGCAGGCGTGGAGTCCAGAGACGCCGCACAACGGGCAACGCGCCATTTCCTCCGTCACCCCCGGCGCGCGCTGCGGGGTGGCGCAGAGCGCACGCACTTGAACCGGACGGCCTGCATAGCTCCCGTGCTCGGTCAACTCATCAAACAATTCCCTGTCGCACTGCTGCCAAGGGTGCCAGCCATCGGACAACAGCTTCGGTGTCCGGTACTGCCATGCCACCGCCTCCCCGCCCTGCACCTGCGGGCTGGCAAGGCGACGCATATCGGCGCAGTCCTCATGGTGCAACTCGCCCGCCCTAGCGCCGCAGGTATCGCAGGGGTCCATGCGCCCGCCCTTGACGTAGGCAGGCGACACCTCCGGCGCGGCCTGCGGGCCGGCGGTGAGGGCGGCAATGAACGGCCACAGCGCCTCGGCCAGCGCACCCGCGCCGAGCGAGTGAGTGCCGTCCACGCGGCGAATCTCTTGCGCCAGCGCATCCAATACAGCGACGTGGGCCGCCTCACTCTTGCGCTCCATCAGTGGGCTCCGGTGGCGAGGGCGGCGAGCAGGGCGTCGGCGAAGGCCACGGCTGTTTCCGCCATCCATGTCGCCCGATGGAATCCGGGTTCGTCGGCGAGAGTGTCGGTAAAGGCGAGGACCGTTTTGGACCCGATCATTCCCTGCATCGCCATCGCCGCGAACATGCGCCGATCCTCGGCCACGCGGTCGGCGGCAAGTTCCTCATGCTGCTTAAGCCATGCAGTCGCCTGACTCGGCGAGCACTCACCAGCGATCAGCATGCGGATGATTTCTTCCAGCGACGGGATCATGTGCGTTCCTTTAGGCGGCTTGGGTTGGCTCAGAACGGAATTTCAGAGTCGTCATCCGCAAACGCCGCCGACGCCTTCGCCGGAGCCGCACTCCGCCCGCCCGTCTTGGGCTTCAGCACCAGGTTCAGATCCGGGTGCCGGTCGGTTTCCTTGCGCTCGTTCTTGTAGAGGTTGACGAAGTATTCCTTTCCGTCGATCTCCACCTTCCCGCTGTAGCCGGCCGGCTTGCCTTCGTCGTTCTTCCACAGGCCGGTGCGGATCTTGTCGTCGGTATTCACGCTGCAATCTCCTCGTGTGCGATGACTTGCGACCAAACCGCCGCGCACTCGGCTGCCAGTCGGTTGATGAATTGCTCGTCGCGTTCGACATGCACCACCGCCAAGTCGTGCGTCGGCTCGTAGAAGCTGGCGAACTTGACCCACTGCCGGCCTGTCACCCACAGCCCGCCCTGACACTGCGGGTAGTAGTCGTCCGGGCATCGTTGCGATTCGACGGTCCTCAGATGCCGAGCCTCCAGATACGGCGACTTGATCTCCAGCAGCCCGTCGTCTCCCAGCAGTCCGTCCGGCGAGAAGCCCACGTAGTCCAGTCGGGGGTGCGGAATCCAGGCGGCGTGCGCGACCTCCATGCCGTGCATGAACTCAAACAGGGCGCAGGCAATCGGTTCGCAGCGCGACCCGTGGGCCATGAACTCGTTGACCTCCACGGGCGTGAGCACGCCGGTCTCCCGCTCCCGCCGAAGGTTCGCGATCAGGTCGCGGCGCGGCTTGTTTGCGAGGCCGGTGCGCTTGTTCAGCGCCAACACGTCCGCAAACCGGCTGCCACTGATCTTTCCGGCCTTGACCGCCAGCCATTCGGGTGAGCCCTGAATCACGCGGCCTGCTTCCGCTTGAACGCGGCGATGGCGGCGTCGAACTTGGCGGCCGGCAATTCCTCCACCTTCGCGATGCCGAACGCCTTGCAGAACTTCGCCTCGTCGCTGTGCGTTTCGGCGATCCAGTCGCGGAGCGTTGCCACCTGGTCGGCGCTGACCGGCTTGTTCGCTGCCGCCGTGGCCGCGTTGCCGTCGTCGTCCTCGGGGGCGATGCCCACCAGCGCCATCAGCGCATAGCGGCGCGCATAGGTCAGGGCGGAGCCTTCGCCCTGCGGGTCCGCCTTGACGGGATGCACCGGGTAGCGGCCGGCGATCCATTCGCCCGACTCGTGAATCAGGCGAGTGATCAGGACCGTCTGCGCGTCCTCAATGTCGGTCTGCTGCACGATGGCGATGCCGCAATCCCGCAAGGGCTTGGCAACTGCCTCCAGCACACCGTCGAGCGCCACATACTTGGACTTGAAGTGCGGATTGGTCGCGTCTTTGATGGCGGGCTTGAACGCCGCCTGCGCCTTCAGGAAGGCCGGCATGAACGCCGAGATGGAATCACTGGTAAGCACGTCGGTCTCCGGTCAGATCAGGGGCCGCATCCGCGCACGCATCCTTCGCGTACTGCTCGGCGTAGCGGGCTTCTTCGTGGGTGTAGGTGGAGGCGGGCAGGGCGCTACTCCTGCTTTTCGTGGTGGCGTCCGTCAGGCGGGAGTCGAACCCGCTTTGGCACCAGCCCTGCGACGGGCCACGAGCACTGCTGCCATGCAGGGCGTGTCTGCTTTCCACGCCGCCGCCTCCATAGAACGTGTTCATCGTGAAACCTCGATTTCTGCATCCGGGTTGGCTTCGCACGCGGCCAAATACTCTCGAACGAAGTCCACCAACCCCTCATAGCTGCCCCAGCCGTTCGCTGGGTTGAATTGCTTGAACCGCTCGGGGTCGGATTCCAGCACCGCCAAGCCATCGCGCAACGGCTGGATAAGATCCCCAGCACGAGACACGCCAATTTCATCCGGCCGCCACAGGTGCTTATAGATGCCGGCCTCATCCGCCATGCGATTAAGGTTGTGGGTGATGTTTCGCCAGTAAACTTCCACCGGCCGCACCACGCTCAAGTGGACATCGAGGCTCACGCAATCTCCCTCGCCGCGCACACGCGCCGCGCGAGATCCTGGAAGTCCGGCACTACGCCGTCTTTCGTCTGTGCCGATTGCTCTTTGGCGAGCAGGAAGTTATCCAGCGCATCGACCGGCGCAGGCAGGTCGTTGGGCCACTTCTGGCCGAGCAGGCCGAACAGGGCGTGCAGTTCGTGTTTCATTCGCGGATCTCCGGCGGGGTGATGGCCAGCAACGTGATAACCACGCCGATGGCAACGCAAAGCACATGGGTGACGATTTCCCAAACGAGCTGGCTCATGGCTGGCTCCGCATCAGGCAGTAGAGGAACAGGCCCCAGAACAGCAGGCCGACCACGAAGATGGCGGTTTCGCCGAGACGCACGCGGATGCTCATGCGGCCTCCCCACGCCAGATGCGTCGGGCCTCGTCCTCGCACGCCTGCGCCTTGTCGTAATGCAGGCTCGCTTCCGTGCGCAGGCTGGCGGCGATCGCTTCGCGCAGTCGCGGAGACAGGCGTGGGTCTTTCAGCGCCTCGTCCGCCATCGCATGGGCCAGGCGTGAATGGCTGCGAAAGGTTTCCGCCATCGCATAGAGGTATGCGGTATTCATCACGTCCGCTCCTTCGCGTATTCGTTCACCACGTCGATCAGGTCGCGCTTGAGCCGGCAGTCGGGGAGCAGGTTCTGCGTCAACAGGTAGGCCAGCCCCTCCGCCAGCCACAGCGGCACCTTGGCGTCCTCGATGGCGGACGCCACGCTGTACTCGTCGTCCCAAATGGACGCGGCGATGTAGGGCGCTTCTGCGCGTAGGCCGATGCTCATAGTTCCGTCCCCACCGCATACGTCAGCGGGAACAGGCAGTGTTTGATCGCGTCCTCGCTCTCGCGGATGCGCGCGTCGTGCACCTTGCGGTCCAGCGGCTTGGTCGGGATGCGCTCGGCGTGGTGGGCGCGCGTGATGAGCTGCGCGACGAGCTGGACCGGCGAGTGGTAGGCGATGGCGGGCATCGACTTGGCTCCCATGCCAGCAGGGTTGCTGGCGATGGGCGTAGTCTTACAAACGGTCAGACCAAAGTCAAGCCGGAAGTATGACCGTTCGTCGGCAAGTTAGATCGACCGCTTTCACGCGGGCACGAAAAAGCCGCCTCGCGGCGGCTTGGGGAATCTGGATCGGGGAGAGGTGGCTAGCGGGTGGAGAGGGCGCGCTGGGCAACAGGGCAGGTGGACGCGATCGCCTCGACCTTCTTCAACAGCTCACGCAGTTGCATGACCTCCTTGTCGGTCAGCGGGGGCACCCCTTTTGTTCGCGGTGCCAACTGAAGCGCGATGACGTTGCTAGCGTCTTGCTCCGGTCTTGCTTGTTCCATTTGTCTCCCCCGTTCGTTGCTTCGTGATCTGCGCGATAAGCTCTATCGCGTCCTCGCCGGCTGCCAGGCGGTCACAGACCTCAAGTAGCAATTCGGCGTGTTTTAGCGGGGGATATTTGCCGTTGACGGTCTCGTCAACGTCTAGCACCCTCACCGCCTCGGCGAGTATGGAGGCGGTGGGTCGCGCGGCGCGAGACTGCCGATAGTCATAGTTTGCCGGCGATTCATGCACGGCCCCGAAGGCTTCAGGATCGGAGTCCATCCAACCTTGCGGTTTTGAGAACGCCATCTCTAAAAGCGTGGCCGAGCGCGACCCGATATTGCGTGCGCCCTCCATGCCGGGAGACAGGAGCCATTGATAAATCTGGTTCTTGTCCTTGCCTATGCGTAAAGCCACGGCGGCCTGCGTTCCGGCCTCAGTGACCAGCTCGCGCAGCCGCTCCCGGCGAATCTGGGTGATGGGTTTCATATCACGAAATGTAAGACGCTGATCCTCCGACAAGCGGCAAGCATTTGGCTTGACCTCAGGTCTTACATTCGGTATGGTCTGAAGCATGGACCTACAGACCTTCTTCAAGACGGGCGGCAGCCGTCAGGCGTTGGCGGCCCGTCTCGGCATCACCCCCAATTACTTGTGGCAGATCGCCGTCCGCAATAACGGGCGGCAACCCAGCGTCACGCTTGCCAAGCGCATCCATGAGGAAACGCTCGGCGCGGTCACGCTGGAATCGCTGCGTCCTGATGTGTGGGGAAACGAATCGCATCACTGAAGCCGGCCTTGTCTGGGTCGGCTCTTTTTTTGCCTGAATGGTGAGTGCAAGGCCATGAAAGCGAATGAAAGCGAATGCAAGTTCCAGCGATCCCTTCGGTTTTTCAGGGACTTGCAGGCCGTCAATCCCCCATTGGATGCACCCGCCAAGATCGTGCGCCAGTGCGAGACCGCGACGATGGCGATGCAGGTATCCCTGCAAGCCTCCGGCCTGAAGCTCCTGGCGTGCGCGACAAAGCTTCGCATCAGCGAAAGCTACCTGTCACGCCTCATCAACCTCAAGCACAGCGAGTCCGGCGAGTTGCCGGAGTGGTTCGTGTCGGCCTTCTGTTGGGCCACAGGGACGCGCCTGCTCGAGCAGTGGATCGAGCGACAGCGGGACGAGCAGGACGAGGAATGCGAGCGCGTCGTCCAGCGTCGGTTGGCTGACCAGCTCGCCGTGAGGGCCGTGGCATGACCGACATCGAACACATCGCCGAGCTGGAGGCGGGCATCGCCGCGCGTCTCCACCAAGCCGGCTGGCACGACCACGCCGAGCGCCACGAAAAGGTCGCCCACGACTGCGACGAGGCGCACGAGATCCGCGAACTGACGCAGGCATGGGGGATGACGCAATGACGCCCGAACAACGCCACCGCGCCGTCGTGTACGCCGAAACGCTTCACATGGAAATCGCCGACTACCGGCTGGCCCATGAGGGCATCAAGCCGGAATTGCTCGCTTACCTGCACGGCATCTGGAGGGCCTATGGCCATGTTTGAGTGGGAAGCACCCGAACCGTCGCTGGTGTCGCGCATCACCGCAGCCATCAAGCGGAAGAAGCGGATCGAAAACGAACGCAGCGGCCTCCGGGACGCCATCCGCGCCCTCTACGGCCCGCCGTCCACGCCCGACGAGCTGGCGGAGGCCCGAAGTCGGATCGCGGCTCAGGCAGCGCGGGACCGGGGACAGAGCGGGTTGTTCTGAGAGCGGGTTAGCAGGGGGCTGCGGTGAATTTCTACAAGCATCACATCGGGGACTACGCGGCGGCCACGGCGCACCTGTCGCTGATCGAGGACGCCATCTATTCCCGGATGCTGCGCCGCTACTACCTCCAGGAAGGGCCGCTCCCGGTTCCGGTCGAGCAGGTCGCCCGCCTTGTCGGGGCGCGCGGAGAGGAGGAGACCGTCAAGGCGATGCTGCTGGAGTTTTTCGTGTTGGCCGACGACGGCTGGCACAACAAGCGGGCCGACGAGGAGATCGCTGCTGCCAACGCGCAGGCGGAGGCCAACCGCCGCGTGGCACAGGACCGCGAAGCCCGTAAGCGTGAACGCGAGAACGATTCGTCCACGAATCGTCCACGAATCGTTCACCGGGACACGGAGGGGTCGTGCTCACTTCGTGAACCTAGCCAGACTCCAGACTCCAGACTCCAGACTCCAGACAAAAACAATACCCCTGTAGTCCCCTGCGGGGACGAGTTGGCTGTCGTCTCGGCGTACCACGACGCACTGCCGAAGTGTCAGCAGGCGCACGTCCTGAACGCCAAGCGCCGGAAGCGGATCGCGGCGGCGGTGAAGCTCGCGCGTCAGGTCTGCCGCGAGCAAGGCTGGCCGTATGACCCTCGCGACTTCTGGCGCGCGTACTTCGCCGAATGTGCGACGGATGCGTGGATGCGGGGCGAGGTGCCGCATCCCAAGAATCCGAACTGGAAACAGAACCTCGACGTGTTGCTGGCGGAAGACCGTTTCGCTGGAATCATGGATCGCGCCATCGCTGCCATGCGGGTGGCTGCATGAGCCGCCGTGGCGTCGAAGCCGAACAGGCCGTGCTGGGCGGCGTGATGCTGCGCCAGGAAGCCTACTGGCGCGTCGCGGAGATGCTGACCGCCGACGACTTCTCCCTTCCGGCGCATGCGCTGATCTGGCAGGCGATGCAGAACGCCATGCAGGCCGGCAAGCCCGTGGACGCGGTGACGCTGGGCGAGTGGTTCGAGGCGCAGGGTAAGGCGCACCACGTCCAGAACGGCGCGTACCTGATTGAGCTGGCGGGCACGACGCCGAGCGCCGCCAACATCGTGGCGTATGCCGAGATCGTGGCGAAAGCATCCGAGCGCCGCCGCGTGCAGGACGCCGGTAAGCGAATCGCGCTGGCCGAGGACTACGCCGAAGCACAAGCCCTGCTGGCCAATGTGCGCCCGCAACAGGCCGCGCGCCTGAAGACCGCAACCGATGGCTTGCGGGAAATGATGGACGCCCTGCAAGCCCGCTTTGAGGCCACGTCCGTGGTGACGGGCACGCCCACGGGATTGCTGTCGCTGGACGAGATCACGGGCGGTTGGCAGGCGGGCGACCTGATCGGCATTGGCGGGTCCACGTCATCAGGCAAGACGGCATTCGCGTTGCAGTCGGCCATCCATGCGGGGCGCTGCTACTACGCGAGCCTGGAGATGATGGCCGCGCAACTGCTGGAGCGCGTCGTCTCCAACGTCGGGAAGATCCCGTATCGCTATCTGCGATTCCCGCGCGAGGCCCCGAGCGACATCCTCGATGACTTGTGGAGCGCGGCGGCGAAGGCGAAAGAGCTGCCGCTAATTGTGGACGACCAGCCGGGCCTGACGGTCGAACAAGTCTCCGCTCGTGCTCGCCAACTCCACATGCAGGAACCGCTGCGCCTTGTCGTGGTGGATCACCTGAACCTGTTGCGCCGGCCACGAAAGAACGACGCGGCCGAGCTGGGCGAGATCGCCATTGCGCTGAAGAACCTCGCCAAAGAGTTGGCCGTGCCGGTGATGGTGCTGGTGCAGCTCAATCGTGGCGCTGGCAAAGACCGCCCCGAGCTATCCGCGTTCCGCAACAGCGGCGAGATCGAGGAGGCTCTGGATACCGCCGTGATGGTCTATCGCGACGAGTACCACAGCCCCAACGGTCCGCTCAAAGGCTACGCCGAGTTCATCGTCCGCAAGCAGCGTCAAGGTGAGCGAAACGTGACCGCGTGGGCCAAGTCCTACCTGTCGCAAATGCGATTTGAGAGCTGCGATGAGCCAGACCAATCCACTGGAAAAGCTGAAGGCGCTAACGGACGCGGAGGCTTCGCGTCGTATGGCGGAGCGCGAGCGGAACCGGCGCGAGATGCCGGGACTGGCATCCATATCTGACGAGGTGCGAGCAGTGTTTCCCGAGGCGCGATTGATTCATGGCGAAGAAGGCGGGCGAGAGGTCGGCAAGCGCCCGACGCTGCCGCCCAACGTCGCGGAGGTGGACTTCTTCAAGGCCATGCAGATGGCGGCGATGGGGCAGCCGAAGGGGAAGAAGCGGTGAGCAAGCACATCGTCAACAGCGAGATCGCACTGCAAACCTTCATCGGCAGCCTCCGCGAGTTGTGGCATGCGCGCCGCTATCTGGAGGTCAACGTCAAGGAGGGGAAGGGCCGTAGTGTGGAGCAGAACGCCGTGATGCACGGCTGGTTCGGTCAGGTTGCCCGTGAGTTGCGCGAGGACGACGAGCGCGGCGTCAAGCGGTTCTGCAAGTTGCACTTCGGCGTGCCGATCCTGCGGGCCGAGGACGAGGAGTTCCGTGAGGCATACGACCAGGTGGTCAAGCCGCTGGCTTACGAGGACCGGCTGAAGGCGATGGACATCCTTCCGGTGACCTCGCGCATGACGACGCTCCAGCTCGACAAGTGCATGACCGATATTCAGGACCACTTTCTCAAGCGTCACGTCACGCTCGTTTATCCGAAGGAGCGTGCAGCGTGAGAACCAAGAACGCCAAGGCCATCAGCAAGGGCGAATCCGCCCACATGAATAAGGTCAAGGAATCCGGCTGCGCGGTGTGCGGCGCGGGAGGCTTCGTGGAAGCGCACCACATCAAGCAGGGCTGCCACTACACGACGGTGGGGCTGTGCCCCGACTGCCACCGTGGGCCGCTCGGGATTCATGGGGACAAGACGCTCTGGCGCATCCACAAGATGGATGAGATCGACGCGTTAGACGAAACGCTGCGGAGGGTTTACGGGTGAAGAAATGGCCGAAAGAGGAGGTGGCGCTGATGCTCCAGCACTACGCCATCGAAGGGGCGAAGGGGATTCGGCGCCGGCTGCGGCATCGCACGCTGCGCTCGATCCAGATGAAGGCGATTGCGCTGGGGCTGAACGACATGCGGGAGGACTCGCGCGTGGTGGAGGACTTCACCAACCTGCCGGCAACCAGCCTCACGGAGCAGCTGGATTGCGTTTTGCTTCGGAAATGGCGCGGCCCGATCCACGTTGGCCCGCTGGTGCCGAGCCTCGGCCGGAGGGCTGCATGAGGCGTGGTCCGGGGCCATCGTTTGCCAAGGTCATGGATGGCCAGCACACCGCCACGGCGGCGGAAGCGTATTTCCGCGTCGCGATCTGGATCGGCTCGCTCCAGGAGGAGCCGAAGCCGGAGCGGATCATGCGGCGGTTTGGCGTGCACCGTTCGACCGCCTACCGCTGGCTGGCGGCGTGGAAGTCGGCAACGGGGGTGGCGGCGTGATGGATGAGATCAGAGAGCTTATCGCCAGTGACTCATATGCGATGACGTTCCAGTCGTTAGGTCAGTACCGCACCGCACTTCTGCGGGCCATTGCGGAAATTCAGGCTGGGGAGGAAATCGCATACACGATCACCGAAGCCGGCCGAAAGGCGCTGGAGGGGAAGAAGTGAACCTCGCAGATCAATTGGTCAAGGCCAGTACATGGGGCAGGGTCGAGCCGGATGGGTCGCTTGCTGATCCGCAGTGGGCGAAAGCTGGCCGCGTGCATGACTGGCGCAACTACATCCCGCAAGTCATCCGACTTCGCTGGAGCGACCTGTCCGACGAGGCGCGAGCCGTCGCCTTTGTCATTGCAGACGTGGCTGCTTCCCGTGAGGAATGGGACTGATGGGCGCAAATTCACGCCGCAAGGGCCACGACTTCGAGCGCGAGTTCTGCCGCTGGGTGCGCGAGCACTTGGGCGACAAGATCGCCGAGTTCGGTCGGAACCTAAAGCAAAGTTACTGTGCCCAAGAGGGCGACACGGATCCGCTGGCGGGCTTCCTGCCGGAATGCAAGGCGTACAGCAAGGAGCGCCAAGGCCGGGCATACAAGCGCGACGCATGGCAGCAGGCGTGCGCGGCGGCCAAGAAGCGCGGGCTGGAACCGCTGGTGATTTGGAAACTTCCTGGCACGCGGGATTGCAAGTTCGTGGCGTTCATGCGCGACCCCGCGCACGGCGATGCGGAATGGTCATGGGGATTCGAGTGGCGGAAGGAAGTAGAGCCGCCGTCATTGGCTGCGATTGTTCGCGAACGGCTATAGGGGGCCGTATGAACTACGCACTGTTTGGGGAGTGGGTGCGGGAGCGGGTGGAGGACTTGGTGCGCTTCGGTGTGCCGCGCGACGAGGCGGAACACCTGATGCGCGGGGTGGAATGCACAGCCATCGCAGTCGAAGCCAAGGAACGCAGCGATAACCAGTTCCTTCTCGACTTCAAGCGCCTCGGCACGAAGGCCACAGCCGTGAAGCATGAGATGACCGAGCAGGGAGCGCGGAAGAAGCGCAGGACGCTGCTTAATCGTGCACGCCGGTTTGGGTCTGAGTTGCGGGTTCCTGCGTAATGTGCTGATCCGGGACAAGCGCCAAAGGAGCGCGACCGGATGGACAGGCAGCAGTGGTTGGCAGTACGCGATAGCGGTTCACTCGGCCAGTGTTTGCGGAGCCGAAGCCGACTCATCCACGTTAGCAAGTACGGAAACGAGGGGATGCGGCCCAACTTCTGGGCCTACTTCGGATCACGCCAGACCGTTCCGGGTCGCACGCTCAACCTCGGCCGCAACGCTGCCAAGCGCGCCCATCGCGCAGGCAAGCCGCGCAAGCAGTGGCGGAGGGTCGCGTAATGGCCTCTCTGACCATCGTGTCATCGCGCAACGACGACAACAGCACCACGCTAACCGTCACGTTGCCGGCCCGCCGCAATGGCGAGGTCAACTTCGGGGCGCTGGCGCGGATCAATCAGTCGCTGCTGGTCATCAACCCGGATGCCTTCGATCCCATTGAAGTGCCGCCACGGGTAGAGACAGCCCCGTTGACGTTCTACGCCGAAGAAACCCCGCCGCCACCCCTTGTCGCGCTGCACGACGGCGACGACGAGCCGGAAGCCTCGCTCAACTTCGACAAGGCGGGGCAGGCATGAGGTTCCTTGCGTGCTTTACCGCCGGGGCTGCGTATGGAGTTTTCTGCACGCTGGCGCCTATCTGGCTAATCACGCCCATTGGATTTGCTGTGGGCGTTTTCATCGCGACCATCGACAAGCGTGATCGCGAAGCTCGGAGGCGCGCATGAAGCGCCTGACCCTTCGCACCGAGAACCAATGGCGCAGCCTGAAGGATGGCGGCTCGGTTGATTTGCTGCGCGCGTCATTCCACGCGAGCGGTTGGATGATCGGGTGTGCGCTGACAGTCGCTGGCTTCGGCTTCGGGGCCTCGTTCTGGCTCGTCCATGTTGACTGGCCAACGCATACCGATATTTCCCCATCGCGCACCTACGCCTGGGAACCCATCGAAACAGACGGCTGGGCTGGAGTCCCGGAGCAGGGCGTGGAAAGCGGCATGGAGAAGGCCCCTTGAGATACGTCGTCATCGTCGCCCTATCCATCGTGTGGGGCTGCATCTGCGCCTCGCGGATCGGCGTGGGGTCGCAGGGGATGCTTGCCGGAATCATCGGCGGCGGGCTGATTGGGGGCGCGGTGGCCTATACGCGGCGGGGGAAGGTATGAGGCTGCTAACGCTCGACATCGAAACCAAGCCGATCACGGCTTACGCCTGGGGCTTGTGGGACCAGCGCATCGGGATCAACCAGATCATCGACGGCGGCGGCCTGTTGTCGTGGGCGGCCAAGTTCCACGGGGAACGCAGGGTGCACTTCGCCGCCGAGTGGGAAAACGGCGAGCGCGAAATGGTGCGCAAGATGCACGCGCTACTGGACGAGGCGGATGCGGTGCTGGGGTGGAACAGCGACCGCTTCGACGTGCGCTGGCTCAATGCCATGTTCGTGAAGCACGGGATGTCGCGCCCTTCGCCGTTCGTCAAGGTGGACTTGATGAAGTCGGTGAAGCACTACCTGTACCTGCCGAGCTACAAGCTCGACTTCGTGGCGGGCTATCTCGGCGTGGGGCGCAAGATCCGCACGGGCGGATTCGACCTGTGGGCGGACGTGCTGGCTGGGGATGAAAAGGCCCAAGGGCTGATGCGCCGCTACAACATCGCCGACACGAAGCTCGCCGAGGCGGTGTTCGACAAACTCCGCGACAAGGGCTGGATCAAGGGCCTGCCCAACCACGCGATCGATGGCGGCCATGTCTGCCCGCACTGCGGCGGGGAGAAGTTGCAAGCGCGCGGCTGGCAGCACACGAAAACCCGGCGCTACCAGCGATTCCAGTGCAAGACATGCGGCGGCTGGAGCCAGGCCGTCCACGCCGATCCGGGCGCGGCGAAGATCAAGGCGGTGGCCTGATGAACCGACTCAAGAAAGCATGGCTGGCGCTGATGGGGCGGCTGGAGCCGGAGGTTCGCGAGGTTGTGCGCGAAGTAGTTGGTGCTGCTGTCGCCACAAAACTTTATCTCGTACATGTGCCAAAGCCGGATGGCGGCTACATCGAGGATATGGCCGGCCAGCGGTGGCATAGAGAGCATGTGCGGACTTACTACGCGACTTGCGAGCAGGCGCATGGCGCGCATCCGGATAAGGCTGTCACCGAGGTAAAGGCTATCCGCGTTGGTGCTAACTACTTTGTCGCCAGCGATCTGAAGGCCATCAAGCTCCAGCCCAAGCCCAAGCGGCCCAAGGGGAAGCAGTGACCGCCGCCGCAGCCATCGAAGTCGTTGCGGACTATCAAATCAAAGGCCGCGACCTGCGCCAGTATTACGCCGGGTTCACCCGCCGCGCGTTGCCTGAAGGTGCGATCTGGCGGCTGTCGCTTGCATCCTCCTGCCTGCCGACTGGACACCCCGGCTACATGGCTTGGATGACGACGGTCGCGGGCACGGAGCGGTTCGTGCCGGAGCTGCAACGCTGGGCGATTGGGTTGGGGGCGACCATTGCCCGCATGAAGCCCAAGCTGCGCCAGCGGGGGCGGCAGTACGTCGCGAGCTACGACCACGCATGGGGGCGGCAAGCGAGCCTGGATGGCCTCGTGCTGGCTCTGTTTGGGGTGGAGAACGTCGAGGCCATTGCTGCCCGAGCCGACACCTTTGGCTGCGACCGCGACGCCTATAGGCGCATACGGGACTTTGTGGCTGGGGCCATCCTACTGGCGAGCTGGCAGTACGAAGACGCATTGGCCTGGGCGCACAGAGTGGCGAGGGACGCATGAGAGACACAGATGTGAGGTATTTGGCGAATTGGCTGGAGCAACGCCACAAGGACAGTGAACGTATGGCCGCAGAAGCGGCGGAGGTTGCTGGTGGCACCTACCTGCCCGCAATTGCGCGAGACTTCCAAGCAGATGCGCAAACCATGCTTGATGATGAGCTTGGCAGGATGGCCTTAGAACGGGTATTGGCGAGACTAAGGTCAGGCTCTAGCGCATAGTCGTCGCAAATGCTGTGTTGCCTAATGCTGTTGGCTGTTGGCAGTTATCGCGGGAACTCGAAACCACCACTTATAGGCAGAATGGATATTGCGGGGCCCAATTTCGGGCCCCGTTCTCATTTATGAGGTGGCAAATGTTTAGCGATTCTGAAAACGGCCGGTTTTACCTGTTCGACGTTGCGGGCGTGGCCGAGATCAAGCTGGAATGCGCCGCTGTCGAAGCGGTTGTGGCTGACAAGCTGAAGATCACCCCGGTCCTTGACGGGCCAATGTTCCACCTGAGGTTCAGCAGTCCTGGCGGCGGCTTTGAGGACTGGGAAGAGTGGCCGGGCCCGTACTCGCTGCTTGACTTGGTGGATGAGTTCATCGAAGAGAGCGAGCTGAAAACGGATAGCCCACAGGAATATCAGGCAGCACTCGCATCCTTAGAGAAGTATCTGAAAAAAGCCGTGAGGAATGTGCGGATGCGTTTAGATCAGACATCGCCTGCAGTGGACCCCTTTGCCCCGGACTACATGCCGAGCCTGTCCGAGAAGCTTAAAGAGCTTGGCATTTCCAAGTAGGGCCTTACAGGCGCAGCCCTCAGAAAACCATCGTATGGTGAGTATGAGGGCGATTTACTTGCCCGCCCGGATGCTCCGGCTAAGGACGCCGGGTTCTTTTCAGGGGAGCCGCCGCGTGACCACGATTGCGTACTCGGCAGGCACGATGGCCGCCGATACGCAGGTCTCCGCAGGCGGGCGCAAGTTCCGCACGCACAAGGTCAAGCGCCTGAAGTGCGGCGGGCTGATCGGTTCCAGCGGCAAGCTGGCCGACATCCTGAAGATCCAGCGGTGGGCCGAGGCTGGGTTCCCCGAAGCGGACAAGCCGGACTTCGGCGACGAGGGCGAGTTCGAGTGCCTGATCGTCACCGGGGCGGGTGACGTGTACCTCTTGGACGAGGACATGGAGCTGATGCCTTTCATGGATGCGTTCATCGCGGTGGGGTCCGGCGGGCCTTATGCGATGGCCGCCATGGAGTGCGGCAAGAATCCGGCCGAAGCGGTGGCGGTGGCGGCGAAGTTCGACGCCAACACGTCCGAGCCGGTCGAGGTGTTTCGCGTGGAACCGAAGGAGGCTCCGCGTGGACGACGACGCGCTCGCCGAGCTTGATCTGGCGGTAATGGACCTGCTGCGGCTCTACGAGGAAATGGGCGTGGCCGCGATTGTGGTCACGTATCCGGGTGACGCCATCTTTGTGCGCTGCCAGAACGCCGCTGACGTGGTGCCGCTGTGCAAGCGGGTGATCGAGGAACACGCAGCGCCGGCCGACCGGACGCTGAACTAGGCGCTTGCGCCAACAGGGGTGAGTGCGTGCAGGATCAAGCCACAGACGCCGTTGTGGCGGGGATCGCGCACAAGGTCGCGCAGGGCGGCACAGGCGTGGTCCTGTGGGGCTGGCTGACGGCCAACGATGTGGCGGCCTTTGGCGGCTTGCTGCTGGCGGTCATCGGCGTGTGTATCCAGTGGTACTACCGGCGCAGGCAGGACCGGCGCGATGCCGAGCTGCACGCGGCCAAGTTGGCGGACATCCGCGAGCATGGCGAGCACGAATAAGCGGCTCATTGCGGGCGGCCTAGGGGCTGTCCTCATGCTGGCTGCGCCCCTGATCGCCAAGTGGGAGGGCGTGCGGTACTACGCATATCCCGACCCGGCAACGGGCGGTGCCCCGTGGACAGTTTGCTACGGCCACACGGGGCCGGACGTGGTGCGCGGCAAGGCGTACACGCTGGCCGAGTGCAGGGCGCTCCTGGAAGCGGACATGCGCGAGGCCGATGCCATCGTGCGGCGCTGCATTGCACGCCCCATGCCTACTCGTGTTGAAGCTGCGCTGGTGTCGCTGACGTTCAACGTCGGCCCGCAGCCGGTATGTAAGGGCTCGATCGGCAAGCACGCACGGGCGGGCGACTGGCAATCGACGTGTGCGCTGCTGGACGTGTACCGACTGGCCGGTGGGCGCGTGTATCGCGGGCTGGTGCTGCGGCGGGCTGACGAACGCAAGCTGTGCGAGGGCAGGGCATGACCGAGGCAGAGTTCGAGTCGGTCTGGCAGGAGTGGCAGCGCGAGATGGGCCGTGCGATGCGCGGCGAGTGTCGCTTCCCTTCACTGCTCAGGATGCTTACGGATCGCATAGCCGAAAAGGTGGCCGCCAAGCTGTTTCAGGACGGCATCGGCGAGGCGGACGACTACAAGGTGGGCGGGACGGACTGATGGACGTGTTTCTGATGGTGCTTGCCACTTACTGCATCGGCTACTTTTGCGGCCGACGCGATGTGCAATGCGACCAGAAAGTCGTCGTCAACTATCCGGGCATGGACAAGCTGACGGCCGAGCAAATCGCTCGCGGCGTTGTTCATTGCAGTTGGGGCGCTGCTAGGCGCAACCGATGACCCCTAACAAGCGCGCCACCCTGCTGACCGCCTTTGTCGCCGTACTCGGCGCCGTGCTGGTCTGGCACTACCTGCTGACAGGCGGCGAGTGGGCGCAGTTGCTGGCGGCAATCTGGCCGCGTAGTTAGTTTTTGCTTGCGGCGCGTTCTGCGCTGTCAGATCGGCCGATGGAAACTCGGCGGGGCACCTAGGCGGCCGGCGACGTGGTTCGACGCCACAGCGCCTAGGGTCGCAAGCGTTTTCGAGGGCACGACAATGAAGCTGGCCGCACTCCTGGCGCTGGTGCTGACGGGGTGTGGCTGTAGCACGTTGCCCGACACGGTGGTGGCGGCGAAGCCTGCCGCCTTCCGGGTGGAATTTGCGGACGGCATTTGCAGTGCGGCCGCGGTGGGGCCGACGACCATTCTGATTGCGACGCATTGCCTCAAGGGCGCGCCCATTAGTACGGTCGGCGGACGTGAAGTCATGGTGCTGGCGCGCACGGACGATGGCAAGGATCACTCGCTGCTGCGTCTGAACATCGCGTTCGATCGGTGGGCGCGCATCGGGCGCACGCCGGTACAGGGCGAGGATCTTTGGTACTACGGCAATCCGATGGGCCTGCACGACATGCTCCGCAAGGGCTATGTCGCGGGCACTGAGGACGGCAAGTGGCTGATGGACGTGGAGGGCGCGCCTGGCGACTCGGGCGCAGCGGTGTTTGATCGCCAAGGCCGCGTCATCGGCGTGGTGTCCGAGATCATCCAGCCCTATTGCAGCTACCTGAAGCCGCCCGAAGCCGGAATGCCTCCGGTCGCCTGCATGAACTTCCGCATGATGGCGATGTACCCGCTGGCGTTTACCCGCAAGCAGTTGGCGGAGGCGGCGTCGTGAGAATCCCCTACGTCCGCGAGATCGGCGCTGTGCTCGCGCTGGCGGCCTTCCTAGCCTACACGGCATGGATGTACCGCCTCGGCGGCACGTCGGCCCGCAAGGACTGCGTAGAGCGCGAGAACGCCGCCCTGAAGGCCGAACGGGCGCAGGTCGAGTATTGGCAGAAGCAGGCGTTCGACAAGGACGAGGCGCTACGCAAGGCGCTGTCCGCTCCGAAAGCCGCGCCCAAGATCGAAAAGGTGATCCGTGCGAACCCTTCTGGCTGTCGCGTTCCTGCTCCTGTTGACCACGGGTTGCGCGACGCGATCCGTGCAGGCAACAAGGCCCTATCCCGCTGAGTCCGTCGTGCTGTGCCCGGTCATGCCGGAGCCGGTGGACGACTCGCAGGACGCATGGAGCGCATGGGCGGCGCAGGTGATCGACCTGTACGTGGAATGCGCGCTGCGTCATCGGGCGCTGAGTGATTGGGCGAGGGGCAAGTGAACAAAGAGATCGACTGGCACGGGCCGGGCAACACATATCACACAAGCGTGTCATTCCCAATTGACCTCCGTGGAGTCAGCAGACTCTACGTGGGCGAGCAATTGGTTTACGACCGCTTTGGCGAAGGCGCGTGGCCGAAGGTGGTTTTCCCTGAGCCTCCGTGCGGCTGGGACGAGCGCGACGCGCTGGTGTAGGAGTACGTAGTGGCCGACACGAAAGACCTTCTGGCGCAGGCACAGGTCGCGCTGGAAGCCGAGCGCATGCAAGCGCAGGCCGCCATGGATGCGCTGAATGCCCAGGTGGACAGCCTCACGGCTGCGAATATCGAATTGCAGGCCGAGAACGATACGCTGCGTGCGGCGAGCGACCCTTGGGCGCTGGTGGACAAGACCGGCGCCACGGATGTCACGGACAAGGTGCAAGCCCTGATTAGCAAGGGACTGGCGGTTCCTGCGGGGAAGTATCTGATCGATGCAGTGAATGGCCTGAAGGTCACGTCAGCCAAGCTGGACCCGAACGCCGTCCTGATCGCCAAGCCCAACGGCCAGCCGCGCTATTGCATGGTGGAAGTGAGTGGGTCGATCGAAGGCGGCCAGATCATTGGCGACCGCGACACCCACGACTACACCACGATCACCAGCACCCACGAGTGGGGCTATGGCCTGAAGCTCCTCAATGGGGCCATGGCCAGCAACGTGCAGGTATCCAAGTGCACGGGCGACGGCGTGGCGGTGGTGGGCGATAACGTCACCCTCGACTATGTGGTGAGCCGGTTCAATCGCCGGCAGGGCATGAGCGTGTTTTCCTGCACGGGCTTGCGGGCCTATGACTGCGAGTTCACCGATACCAGCGGCGCGCCCAATGGGCCGTGTGCGGGGGTGGACTTCGAGCCGGACAACGGCAGCATTACGGATGCCCGCCTAGAGCGGTGCGTCTCCAGAAACAACCGCGCCGGGTTTCTGGCGTGGGTGCGGCAGACCGTC